CTGCTGTTTTCAATTCATTCCAATTGCCAGATACGCAATCTAGTGACGCGCTCCAGTCGGTTGAAATAATAACTTTTGTTTGTGACCAGCCATAAGCAGATGAAGTCTGAAATTCAGACCAATCGCCGCTTAAAACTGTTCCTGATTGTTCCCATCCATCGGCGGTAAAGACCTGCAATTCATCCCAGTCGCCACTTGTGACGAATATGCCGTCTATAACGACAGGTGCAGTTTCTGCCTGCCAATAACCAACTGTAAAATATCGCGCCCTGTAGTAGCGACTGTTAAACATCTAGGTCGTAAGTTATTGCCGTGCGGTTTCCATCCTCGTCAACCGTGGCGATAATCCTGTTCTTTGTATCAGCAACAGCATTGCGGATTGTAATCGTAGTTGTGCCGCCGCCTGATACTTCGCCCGCCGTTGCCGCCGTAATCAGGCGCATAGCCTCTTCTGCGCTCAATCCTGTTTCGATCAGTCGTGACCAGACTTCATTTGCCACTTGGGCAGCCGTCAAAACGTCGCCTGCAGTCTCTGTGGAACCTTCCATAAACCCAAGACCGTTTGCCGTCATTGCGGCACTGAATGTTACCCCTGCGGTCGCAGTGGCCGATATAATCGCTCCTAAGGTCACAGTCGGAACGGTGAAGCTGATTGATGTAGTGCCTTCAGCCGCCAACGATCCCGCCGCGTTACCATCGAGCGCGAAGGTTATCGATGTTGTTCCTGATGCACTGACAACAAGTTCAAGCTGCGCATCCGGGGTTGCAAATGTTAAAGTTGTTTCGCCTGCAATGTTTATGCCAGCAGCAAGATTTAGGCTTCCAATGGCGAACGCAAAATCCGCTTCTGACCGACTGGCAAGGGCGCCTGCCTTTCTCGCAAACTTCCATGCTACCGGATGCCTTGCGCCTTCTGGAACGCTTGACCTGTCTGTTACACCCGAAACCGTATGCCAGCCTGCCGACCAGTTTAGATGCATATGCGCAGGGCTTACATTTTCCCTGCGATGCCCACCCGCGACCGTAGTTACGCCGGAATAAGCCTTAACAGCGCCGATTCTTGATGAGTTAGCGGCCAGAAGTGCCATTAGTTCCAACCATAATCCGCAAAGACGCTAACAGGGCTGGTCGTGGTGGTCGCGCCAGTTTGAAACAACAGAAACCGAATGCAGGCCCCATCGGGAATCTTAGGAAGGCTTGGCAACTGATTTACAAAGTCGCGTTCGGTCAGAATGCCGGATGCCGGAATAGGTATCTGCCACAATGGCCGGACAAGGTGCAAAACCAACTGCCCCGTGCCGGTGTAAGCCGTGCCGCCTGAAAGCGTGAAGTTTTCAATATCACGTATGCCGCTGTCGCCAGCCGCCAAAGGCAGGAAAGGCCCATAGCGCGTTGCAGCGTTGCCGCTGTGCGGTATCATCCCGGTTACAGGGGTCGCAGCAAAGCCAACGGTTGCGCCCAACGTCTTGCCGGTTGTGCCTGCCTGATTTGTATAGGTAAACGTGGTGAGGTTAGGCCCGCCTGCGGTCGGTGCAACCTCTGTTGAAAAATACGCCCGCAAGCCCGCCCCGTTTGCCCAACGGTCAACCTTTGCGCCCGTGTTGGAAATAGGCGTCATGGTGACAGTGCGCGAACCCGTTCCTGTTACGTCTGTAGTAGTAATCGGCACATATCCGACCTGATCGACACACATCAAAATCCAAGGCGCACCCGCCGCCGCAAATACCGATGCGCTTGCGTTCAGGAAGTGCTTTGTTGCGGTAGAAACATCGCCGCCATGATATACCGCACCGCCCGAATAGGTGTCATCGGTTGCGACAAAGGTAAGCGACGTTCCCGCATAGGCATCAACAGGCGTAGAACCTGTCGCCGTTCCCAAGTCCGTCCACGTTCCCGCAACACCTGCAACCGCAGTTGTCTTTTGATAGTCAATACGCCCTACCTGCCCGTCAACCGTAATTGACGCGATCAGATCATCTTGTGAAGAAAAGCCCATATCAACCCCAAACCGTTTCTATAGTGCCGGACAGCACCGATGACGCCAAAGAGCCGTTAGCCCCTCGCCCCATGATGCCCAAAAAGGCCCCATCTTTGATTTCCACAATACCGCCACGTGTTCGCATGCTTTCATGCTCGGCAGCGTCCCCAAAACTTTCAATCGTTCCTGCCGTTGTCCTGCGGCTTTCTTCCCTTAGCCACATGGTCTGCAAAGGCTTGACGATGACAACCGCTGCCAATCCCCCATTGGCAACACTGAAATTCACAATATCGACTTGCTTTACGCCCTTAGCACCAGCAGGTTTAGGCACAAATGCCACCAGCCCGCCCGCCGCACCAGATGCTTGAACAAGCGCACCCGCCGATTGAGCCGCCGCGCAAAACATGCTTGCCGTTACAAATTGTGTATCAGTGCTATCGGTGTAAGTGATCGTAAAGCGCCCGCCGCCCACCGTAGGCGATTGAGCAACAACTATCATTTCCAGCCCATCGCCGCTTTCATATCGCGGCAAAGTAACCGATTGCGTCATAACCTGATCTTCCCCCGCCGCGTCCATATCGACAAAAGGGTAGAACATTAGATAATCCATCAAAACCAGCGCCTGATTGGCATTTGTTGTTGACGTCGCACTTGCCGCCGCTGACATCGCAGTCCAACGGTGCAGGAACAGCTTTTCGCCATTCATGCGCGGCAGAATTATTCCCTTGTCGGCCTCCAATGTTGCGGCTTCCAAAGGACTTGCCGCGTAATAATTCGGGATCGGATTGCCGCCTGCATAACTATAATCAAACCATTGGCCTTGCACTGTTGCCGACGCGCTCAAAGCCTTGCGGTATGTGCTAATCCACGTTTTGCCTTCATCGAAGCTATCCGCAAGAGCGCGAACATTGGGAAACATTAGTCAACCGTGGCGGTCAATGCACCCGCTGCAAACTGCGGCTGAATGCCGTTTGAAATGGAAAGCGAAGACGTCAGCGCGCCTTTCATAATAAGGTTGCCAGCACCCGACGAATCCGTGCCAACACCAAAATGCGTTGCCGTAGCAGTCGAGCCGGTGCATTGCGGAAATTGGACAAGGGCGGTATTGGCCATTGACGAGCCTGTCCGCGTCCATCCGCCAGCAGTGCGCGCAACCGCAACCCGTGCATAGCTTGTATATGCAACCTCACTTGTCGTCTGCGAGCCTGCCTCTCCGGGGTCGTCTGAATGCAGCGAGATGTAAAAGTTCCCTGCCGCCGCACTATTTTGCAAACCACCAGCATCGCCAATGTTTGCCCAATCGGTATTCAGGAAAAGCAAATCAAGCAAAGATTGCTCTGCTGCGTTAGTGAGTGACATATCCTATCCCCTAAAAGGAAAGGGGAGAGCCGAAACCCTCCCCCGTCAAACTTAATTCTCTGCCGCAGTCGCAGCAGCGATTGTGGCCGCGCCGGTCGTGGCGAAATAGCCGGTGACAACGCCGTGGTCCTTAAGATCGTCCGTATCACCAGCGCCCGAACCAAAGATGATCTTGCGAACGCCGTAAATGCCGTCAATCGCAACACCATACTTGTCGCCATAGTCGAACTCTTCGGTGACAGTGCGCCAGCGCTTTGCATAAGCAACCGCCAAGGCCTGCGCGCCGCAGAGATAAACCGGGGTGACTTCGGCAGTGCCGCCAGCGCCAAGATTTTCGTAAATCGGCAGGTTGTCAGTTTCCTTGACAATCACGCCGTTCCAGAAAATGTCGCCGCCTTCAAACAGCTTCGATGCTTCCATCTGCACAACGGTCGAAGCCAGAACTTCGGTGTCCAAGCTGTCGCGAAGGTTCTTGAACGCGTGCGGGTTGGCGAACGCCACATAGTAGCGCTTGCCATTGCCCGGATCGCGCATTGGGCGAATCTTCGGAGTGCAGGTTTTGGCTTTCAGCACCATGCCGTCAAGCGCGGTTGCGTTGAACAAATCGGCGGTCGTATCAAGCAGCGCCAAGTCGGACGAAAGGTCGGTAAATGCACCAACCCCTGCACCGAAATAAACGCGGTCTGCGTTATCAACAAGCCATGCGTCACCGATAGCTGCCGTGCGGTCAACGAACTTCGTGCCGTTCAGCGAACCCAAGGCCTCGATGATGAGGTCGCGGGTATCTTCCATCGCCCAATCAAGCAAGGTTGCACGGGCTGCATTACGAAGCGAAATAGCCGATTTCTGCTCGGACATTTCCGCAATGCGGACAGCGTTACGGCGCTTATCGACATAGATACGCAGCGAGCGCGATGCCATGTCTTCTTCGTTGCCTTCCAGCGTCGAAGTGCCAGTTACGGCTGCATTGTTGAGGCGGTTGACAAGAGCAATGGTGATCGAATCACCGCTTTTCTTGGTCAGGTCTTCCTTGACCTGAATAACCGCGTTTTCGTTGGTTCCCATAAGGGCCTTGAAGCCGCCGTCATGGAGATATTCTTGGAAGAACTTGTCTTCCCACTGCTGGACAACCAAGCCGGTTGCCGGAGTTGTATCCGTCATTTTGAAAAATTCCTTCTAAGGGACGCACCGTCATCGCGACGGGGCATTCAGGTTAGCCTAGCAGTTCATTCAGCGGCCTGGGGCCTGTCCATGCTGGACCTGTGCGCCCGCCCACATTCTGCTCAGCGGATAAAGTCGGTGGTATTGCAGGCCGTGACACAGGCGGCACTTGCGCCTGCATTTCTGCCATGACCTGTTCACGAATTTTTTGCTCAAGGGAGGGAATGTCGGTCGCACCAAGCTGCTGCATCGTCTTATGGGTCTTGGCAATTTGGTATGCCTTTTCCCAAGGGTCTGCATCGTTCAATGCCTGCTGTCGCAAGGTCGGGTTTTCTTCCACAAGATTCAGAAACAAGGCCCTCATCTCGTCAAAATCTTCCTTGTGTTCCCTGCGCGCAAGCATTTCGGACACATTCAAATTTGCAATGAATGTGGCTTGTTGCGTGGCCTGATTCACCACTTGTCCGCCAAAATGTGCTTGCCAGTCTTCCGGTGTTTCAAACATATCC